TTGCCACCACCGACTTCGCCTCGGACATGCTGCGTGCGAGGTACGACGTCACGTTCTTCGCGCAACGCTTCCTCGGGATCGACCCGCACCCCGGCCAGCAGCGGCTGTTCAAGGCGTACATCACACGCGACGAGTCGCGCTACCAGCCGCGCTACCTGACGCTCGCCTGCTCCGCAGGCAACCGCGCCGGGAAGACCCTCGGGCTGGCGATCATCGTCCTGCACAGCACGCTGTTCAAGATGGGGCGCCGCCCGCCCAACCCGCTCGACCTGCGCGAACTGGAGCGGTGGCTGACGCTGCCGTACGAGTGGTACCACTTCGGCATCCACAGCGAGGTCAGCGAACTCGTGTTCCACGAGTGCGTGCGCATCCTCTCGGGCACGCACGAGGCGCAGGGGCGCAAGGGGTGCCCGATCACGGAGGTGCTGGGCAAGGAGATCGCCCAGTGGGACAAGAAGTACCGGGGCGAGTACCCGATGTTCGTGTGGCACCCCGCGCTGGGCGGTGGGACCATCCATTTCCGCACAACCGGCGAACGCGCGATCGGCTCGCTGGGCAAGGACATGGACGGTGAGTCGTACGACGAGTGCGCGTTCGACCCCAACTTCGACTTCGTCGTGGACGAGGTGCTGCACATGCGGCGGCTGTCCACGGGCGGGCAGTTGCTCCTGATCGGCACGATGACCGAGGGACTCACGGCGTTCGCCGACAAGTGGGAGGAAGGCAACCCGGAGGCCCCGGACAAGCGGATCGACTCCTACTCGCTGCGCATCTCGACCCGCGAGAACATCGGGTACGGCATCGACCAGAAGATGTTCGACCGCCTGATCGCCGGGATGCCCGAGTACCTGATCCCGCAGAACATCGATGGCTTCCCGATCGAGTCACGTGAGGCGTACTTCGGGGCCGAGAGCGTCAAGGCCATCTTCCACGACGACATCCCCGAGTACACGTCAGCGCGGGCGGGCCACACGTACGTGCAGGGCGTTGACCCTGCGTTGACCTACGACTCGACGTGGTCGGTCGTCCTCGACTGCACGGGCGGCGAACACTGGGTCGGCTCGTTCATCGACCAGTTGTCCGGTCGCCAGACGCACATGACCGTGGCCGGGCTGGTGATGAACACGCACAACGCGTACAGCGCGCCCGACAAGCGCACGTCGTGCACCAGCGGACTCGACGGGACGGGCTTCGGCGGCAAGGTGTTCAGGGACCTGCTGCCCATGAACGTCCGCATGGTCGAGTTCGGTGGGACGAAGCAGCGGAAACTGCTCCTGCTGCAGAACCTCAAGAAGGCCATCGAGTCGGGACGGCTCCGTCTGCCCAAGAGCGGGAAGTGGCTGCGGCTGCGTCGGCAGTTGCTCGGCTACAAGTTGGACGACCGCAAGATCGAGCAGGACGCGGTCATGGCACTGGCCGTCGCGGTGGACGTGGCACGAAGGAACCCCGGCGCGTCAGCGCGCGAAGTGGAGTTCGACTTCTTCTCACCTTCCCCCCACAGTGTAGTATCCGGGCAAGAAATCCTTGCCCGCCTTGCTGCACTCAAGGGGTGACCGTTCTGTGGCACTCGCGGTCCTAGACCTGAACAAGTCGATCGAGTTCTCGCAGTCAGACTTCTCGGCTGGCAGGTCGGACGGCAGCGACCTTGAACTCATGCAGCAGTTGCACCGCCGCCGCACCGGGATGATGCTGGAGCAGCAGGAGTTCGTGGCGGCATGCGACCGCTGGGACGCCCTGTACTACCCGCCCTCCTCGGCCATGCTCCCCGGCGGTGTCTCCCACTGGTCGGGGCACTCGTCCGCGAGACTGCCGGGCCGGTCGCACATCTCGATCAACACCCCGCCGGTCTACGTGGACATCCCGGCCTCCCTGCAGGCCGTGACGCCGATCGAGAACGTGTCACCGCTGGAGGACAGCGACGAGTCGCGGATGATGGCCGCGATGGTCGAGCGCCTGTACTTCGCGTGGAAGGGCGAGATCGACTTCGACCTCGCCGGGCATCGCGCGTGCGTCGTGAAGGGCCTGTACGGGCGCACGGCGGGCAAGGTGTTCTGGGACAGCGATCTCGGCTTCCCCCGCGTCGAGGTGGTCGATCAGCCGCGCAACCTGTGGCTGGGCTGGGGCCAGAGCGACTACCGCTCGCTGGACTGGGCGGCGTACGCGTACCTGATGACCCCCGAGGCGATCTACGCCGAGTACGGGCTGATCGCCGTCGAGCGCAAGGACAATCAGGGGAACTCGTACCCCTACCTCGTGTCGAGCGACATGATGTTCTCGTCCTACGGGATCAGTTCGATGCAGCCGTGGTCCGGTGGCCTGATCGAGGTCATCGACTACTGGTACCGCCAGCCCGACGAGTACGGCACACGTGACGACCTCGGGCGCGTGAAGCACGACACGTGGAACGCGATCGTCGTCGGCAACTCCGTCGCCCAGAACGCCATGTTCCCCGAGTACGACGGCAAGGTCCCGTACATCCCACTGTTCAACTCGTACATCCCCGGTGTGCCCAACGGTCGCCCCGAACTGTTCGACATCGAGCCGCTGATCCGAGAGAAGGACGAGCGGATGACGTCGGGGTCGCAGTTGCTGCACAACGTCGTCAACTCCCAGTACTGGCAGTTGGTCGGCGCTGACGCTCCCGATCAGGTCCCGCTCGGTCTGCGGCCCAAGCCCAATCAGGTCGTCGCACCCGGTGCGGGGAACCGGATCGAGAAGATCGACCCGTGGATGCCAGGGTACGAACTGGAGCAGTTCCTCTCACGCATCGACCGCGAGATGATCGACGTGTCGGGCCTGAACGACCTGCTGCGCGGACTCGCCCCCGCCGCCGTCATGTCATCGAGCAAGGCCATCAACGCCCTCGTCGCCAACTACGAGACGCGCATCTCCATGAAGCGCGACCTGTACTACCGCTGGCGCAAGGAAGTGTGGGAGATGGTCCGCAGGGTCTGGGCGGCGAAGCAGACCGAACTGGAGCCGGTGATCATGGGATCGGGTCGGCTCATCCTGACGGCCCCGTCGCTGACACCGCGCGACGACATGGAGACGGCGCAGATCGCGCGCACGCTCGTGGACGGCAAGTTGTGGTCGTCCGTGCGGGGAATGGACCGCGTCGGCGTGGACGACCCGGAGCAGGAGCAGAACATCATCAGGGGCGAGCAGACCGACGTGTCGCTCAACCCGGCTGCGGTGCAGGTCATCGCCGCCGTGGCCCAGCAGTTGCAGGCGATGGGCATGCAGAACGCCCAGCAGGCGATGCAGGGGCTGGCAGGCGGGCAGGGCGAGGAGATGACGCCAGAGGACATGGCCGCGAACATGGACGACATGCGCGAGCAGATGGGTGCCGCCGCTGGTGTGCCCGGCAGCGGTGAGCAGCCCATGCCGGGTCAGGAGGCGCTCCCGGCGAATGTCGAGGGCGCCCCGCCCGGCGCGGGCGAGGCCCCGATGATGGGGCCGGATGGCGAGATGCTGAACCAGACGATGATCAAGGGCGGCGAGCCGTCCAATCGTCTGATGATGCAGCAGCAGATCGGCGGCTGACGCCGTGGCAACGCGTGCACGCTTCGGGCGGCTTCCCCGGTCGGCCCCGTCCCTTACCGCCACGATCATCGCACTCGCGGAGCAGTACGAGGCACAGCGTGAGGCGAACCTCCTCAGTGCGTGGAACGACGGTGGCCTGTTCGAGGGCAAGAAGGTCACCGACGAGATGGTCCTCGCCTACCTGAAGGAGAAGCGCGACGGCCTGTCGCACGACGACCCGATGTGGGACCACTACGACCAGCAGTTGTCCCAGTACACGTTCGCCATCGAGAACTCCAAGATGGAGTTGAAGTACCAGCAGAACAAGATCGGCGAGGGGGCGATGGTCGCCTTCTACAAGAAGTGGGCCGGGAAGGTTCCGCGCAACTCCGAGGCGTGGCGCGATCGGATGAAACTGGCCGCTGGGTACGCCGACCGGGCGAGGTCGGCAGCGGCTGGCCGCGCGTCGGCGTCGAGGGTGACCGAGTTCGAGAACTCGTGGAACAACGCCGCGAAGAAGGGTGTCGCGTTCGACGTCATCACCGCGTTCGTCAACGCCGAGGCACACAATCAGGGCATCATCACGGGCAACGAGCAACTCGGTGACCTCAACCCGATGGAGGGCGATGGCGCAGCCGTCAACACGCTGTGGGACAGGATCGCCACCGCCCCCGAGTACGCGGACGAGCGGGCCGATATGGCGAAGCAGATCGAGAAGCAGACGGGCAAGCCGTTCACGGGCGGGTTCGGCAAGGACGCGTGGGTCGGCTACCAGCAGGACAAGATCGACGGCCTGAAGGCCCAGAAGAAGGCTGCACGGAAGGCCGGGTACTCCTCGTACGAGGACGAGGCTGACAAGGGGATCGAGCAGGTCCGCGCCGCCAAGAACATCGTGGGCGGGTACGACGAGCAGGAGGAGTACGAGTTCGGTCGCGCACAGTGGGAGGAAGTCATCCTCGACCCGAACTCGACGCCGCACCAGATCGACGCCGCGAACAAGAAGTGGCTGGCGAAACTGGGCCAGTTGGAGCAGCGGCTTGCTGCCCAGTTGAAGACCGGCGAGTTCGATGACAACCTCGGTCTGATCCGTCAAGAGATCAAGACCATGAAGGGCG